GCACAATCGACAGTTAAATTAATAGTTGATGCACAGAACGCAATAGCACCATTAAAAAGAGTTAATGAACAAACAAAAAATTTAAGTAATAGTACAAATAAATTAAAAAATAAACTAAACGAAGGAAAAAAGTCTTTCGATAAATTTGGAAATTCTAGTAAAAGAGCATCATCAAATGTTAATACTTTACTTGGTACTTTAAGAAAATTAGCTGCTGCTTTTGCTGTTATACAGACAGCAAGGTTTATTTTTGTTAAAACTGCTGAGCTTGAAACTCAAAGAGCAAGTCTTGAACAACTTACAGGCTCTTTAGAAAAGACTAATAAAATTATTAAAGATTTACAAGATTTTGGTGCTGTTACACCTTTTACAAGTAGTGAATTAATAGAGCAAACAAAAAGATTAAAAGCCTTTGGTTTTCAAACCGAAGAGCTTGTTGATACAACAAAAAGACTTGCAGATGTAGCTGGTGCTACTGGTGCTGACCTTACAGGAATTGCAACAGCCTTTGGTCAAATAAGAGCAAAAGGAAAGCTTCAACAAGAAGAAAACTTACAATTATTGGAAAGAGGAGTAAATATTACTGATGAACTTAAGAAAATAACTAAATTGCAAGGCGATGAATTTGAATCTGCTATGAGAAAAGGGGAAATTGGTGCTGATCTTGTGAATCAAGCATTAATAAATCTGACAAGTCAGGGAGCTATTTTTGCTGGTGGTGCAACAAAACAAGCAGACACTTTGAATGGAAAACTATCAACTCTGCAAGATACGATTGATACTCTTGCAAGAACCATCGGGGAAGAATTAGGCGATGAGATAAAAAGCGTTTTAGATTTAGCTATAAGTGCTGTAAAAGAAATAAATAAATTAGTTGAGAGAGTAGGTGTTGCTAACAAAGTTGGTCGAATAAATCTTGCAAACATTGATATGGCAGCTAAAAAAGAAGCTAGGCAACAAATAAGAGAAGAAAAAGGATTTATTGGAACTATTAATCCATTTGGTGAAAATAGAAAAAAAGAAAGAGAATTAGCTGAAGCTATTAAGAAGAGAAAAATAGAGGAGTTTCTGGCAACAAAAGAAAAGGAAAAACAAACCAAAAAAACAGATGAACTAACAAAATCTATTAAAAAATCAAAAGAAGAAGCTCAAAAATTAAAAGAACAAACAAAAGAAACAACTCTTGCTTTTGAAAAAATGATTACACCTACAGATCTTTTAAATCAAAATCTTGGTCAAACAAATCTTTTTGTTGGTTCTATAGATAGTAAAACTTTGAAATTATCTGAAAGTTTTGTAAATATTACAAGCGAAGCAGACCAACTAAAACAAAAGTTTATGGAGATTGGTCAAGCTGTAGAGCAAGGAATTGTTTCTAACCTTACTGACGCTGTTATGGGAACACAGACACTTGCACAGGCAGCGGTGAATGTATTAAATCAACTAAAAAGAAAACTTGTAGAGGTCGCAATACAAAGGGCTGTTTCTGGGATAGGAAACAGAGTAGGAGGATTTTTAGGTGGTTTGTTTGGTGGAAGAGGAGGTGGAGGACTATTTTCTGGGGGAGGTGGGTCTGGTGTTAAATTTGGATCTGTTAATCTTGGACTAAGTTCTGGATTAGGTTTTGCAAACGGAGGAAGGCCACCAGTAGGAAGAGCCTCATTAGTTGGGGAGCGTGGCCCTGAGATGTTTGTTCCTTCCACTGCTGGTACTATTATTCCCAACAATAAACTTGGAGGAGGTACAACTAATATTGTTAATGTTTCTGTTGATGCGTCTGGTTCTGCTGTATCAGGTAACAATCAAGATGCACAGGCACTTGGAAATGTCATAGGTGCTGCGATTCGTGCAGAACTTATTAAAGAAAAACGTGCAGGGGGTTTATTAAGTAGGTAATGGCAACTTTTCCATCAATACAGCCAACATATTCTGGCTTTAGAAAAACAAGTTCACCAAAGGTTAGGACAACAGCTTTGGGTGATGGCTATCAGTTCAGAGCTTTATTTGGCCTACCTTTAACACAAGATCCAAAAGTATATGATCTTACTTTTGTAGTATCTGAAGAGCAATCAGATATTCTTGAAGCATTTCTTAGAGCAAGGGTTTTCGATCAAGCAAGTTTTGACTTCACCCCACCAGCCGAAGGTTTTGTTAAAACAGGAACATATTCACAGTCATCATCTACCACTGTGACAATAACAATTTCCAACCATGGCCTTGCTATTGGTGATGTCGTAACTATTGATTACACATCTGGCTCTGCTGTTGATGGTTCTTTTGCAGTAGTAACAACGGCTGATGATAATACTTTCACTGTGACTGCTGCGGCAAGTGCCACAAACTCGGGAAATGTTTCTGTGACTTTATCTGGTGCTGGTAAATTTATCTGTAAAACTTGGTCAAAACAGATTCCATATAACAACAGGTCTATAATTACAACAACATTTGAGGAGGTATTTGAACCATAAATGGCAATCCCTACCGCAGAACTTCAATCTTTATCTAATAAATCAATAATAGAGTTGTATTCAATAACTCTTGTTTCTGCATTGCATGGTTCAACAAATGTAAGTCGCTTTCATTCTGGTGTGGGCATGAACAGTAACGCTTCGATTATATGGCAGGGTAATACATACGATAAGTTTCCAATCATTGCTGAAGGGTTTGAATATACAGGCAAGGGAACACTGCCAAGACCAACTCTGACAGTCTCAAATATTCTTGGAACTATAACTGCTTTGATGGCAACAGCAAACGCTACAACACCATTCAATGACTTGCAGGGAGCAAAATTCATAAGACATAGGACAATGGCTCAGTTTTTAGATGCTGCAAACTTTCCTTCAAATCAAAATCCATTTGGTACACCATCAAGTACGACAGAATTACCACAGGAAATATATTTTATTGACAGAAAAGTTGTAGAAAATAGAGAAATAGTGCAGTTTGAGTTGGCTAGTGTTCTTGATTTAAATAATATTCGTTGTCCTAAATTACAGGTGACTAGAAAAGATTTTCCTTCCGTTGGTACTTTTGTAAACGCATGAACTGGAAAGAGCAAGCTGCTATACACGCTGATAAAGAAGCTCCTAAGGAGTCTTGCGGTTTATTGGCTATTATCAAAGGAAAAGAAACTTATTGGCCTTGTAAAAACCTTTCAGAGTCACCAGATGAGTTTTTTGTTATAGATCCAGATAATTGGGCAGATTGTGAAGATGAAGGAGAACTTATTGGAATAATTCATTCACACCCTTATGGGTCTGCCTTACCATCTGAAGCAGATAAAGCATCATGTGAGCATCTTGGTTTACCTTTTTATATTTATAGTGTTGAGCAAAAAAACTGGGTAGATTTTGAGCCATCAGGTTATACATCTGGTTTATATGGCCGCACATGGATTTGGGGCAAGCATGACTGTTGGACTTTAATAACTGATTGGTATAAAAAATATAAAAATATAGAAATCCCTTATACAAAAAGACCAAAGACATTAAAGCATTTTCTTAAAAATCCTCTTTTTGTTGAAACTTTACCGAAACTAGGTTTTAAGGAAGTTAGTAATTTTGATAATCTTGCTTGTGGTGATGTTTTAATAATGGAAGATCAAAATAAAAAATTATCTCATTGTGCTATTTACTTAGAAAATCAAACAATATTTCATCATAATTGCAGACAGTTAAGTTGTAGGGAATTATATAAATTAGAATATATACAATCCACAAAAAAAGTTTACAGATATGAAGCTTAAAAAAATAAAAGTTTATGGCAGATTAAGAAAATTTTTAGGACAGTCGTATTTTGAAGCTGCTGTTGCAAGTCCAAAGCAGGCTTTAAGTTTTTTATTAGCAAACTTTCCAGAGGTGGAAAATCACATGATGAATCAGTTTTATAAAATAAAAATGGGCGGTATGACTATAACAGAGGATTTATTTGGACTTCAAAGTGATGAAGATATACAGATAATTCCTATTGCCTCTGGTGCAATTATAAAAGGTGTTATAGCTGGTATTGGTGCAATAGCTGGTGGATCTGCTATTGGTGCTGCTACAACTGGATTTTTTGCCACGACTCTTGGTGCTGCTATTGGAACAGGTCTTACAGCTATTGGAACAAGTATGTTAGTTAGTTCTGCTTCAGAGTTATTGATGCCACAACCAGATATTCCAACTGGTGTTATGGCTGATAGCTTTTCACAAAATGATCCTACGTTTCAATCTTTTGGCTTTGGGTCGATTCAAAACGTATCTAGAGCTGGTGTTCCAATTCCAATAATATATGGAGAAGTTTTTACAGGTTCAGTTGTAATCAGTTCTGGTATTGATACTGTACAGAAAGAGGGGACAACATAATGCCTTTTTTTGGAGCAATAATTAAATCTGGTTTTTTAGAAAAAGCATTTCCACAAAATTTTCCTGATTTACCAAAAGATGCACTTCAGTCTGTACAATTTCAAACCCTGATTGAATTACTTGGATCAGGAGAGATAGAAGGGTTTCCAAGTGCAACAGGCAGTAAAGGTTCGACAGAATATAATACTTCAGCATTAAAGGACGTATTTTTAAATAATACTCAAGTATTACAGCAAGCTGCTGGTACAAGTCCAAGTGATGAAGATTTTAATTTTCCTAACATTACCTTTGAACCCAGATTCGGAACATCAGATCAAACAGCGATTGCTGGCATATCAGAGACAGAATCAGAAACTAGCGTAGGGGTTACTGTTACACAATCAACACCAGTTTCAAGATCAATTTCAAATACAAATGTTGATGCTGTAAGAGTCACTCTTGGTTTTCCCACACTTCAAAAGTTTGAAGATAATGGCGATATTAATGGTGCTGAAGTTGCTCTTACAATACAAACAATAGAAAATGATGGCACAACTACAACTGTTATAACTGACACTGTAAAAGGTAGAACTGCAAGCACATATTTTAGGGATTATAAAATTAACTTGCCATCTGGCACTAGCTTCCCTGTCACAATCAGAGTAAATAGAACCACAGCAGACAGCACAGAAACAACTTTGCAAGATAGTTTTCAATGGTCATCTTTTACAGAAATAATTAACGAATCAAGAGCTTATGCAAATTTTGCTCATGTAGCTTTACGTTTTG